ACACGTCGTTGAGGTTCCTGAATCCTTGTCATTGGATACTGTGAAAGATGCATTAATCAAGGAATTCCCTGGATGCACGATCCGTAAAAAGTGGTTTACCCGATTTATCGTGATTACGTGGACTTAAAAACTCTTTCCTAGCATCTTGCAGGAACTTTTTGTCTTTCTTGGCTTGTTCCCATTCACCATGTTCGTAGTCAATTGTCTGCGTAGGGTTGTTAGGATAGAACAGCGTGATCCGCGAACCGATTGGATATTTGGTTCCCAGCCAAATACTCTGAAGCCCTGAAAGATCAATTGCCCTTCCTGCGAGACGAACTATGCGCGACATACTGTTTCTATTAGATTGTCTTAAAACTCCGGCTTGCCAACAAACATATCCTGAGCCACAGAGGCAGCAGAAGTCACAGTCTCCGCAACGTCAGAGACTGTCTCTGTTCCAAGCGAGTACAGAATACCCATTGCCAGAATTCCAGATCCACCTGCAATCTTGGTTAGATCTATGTAATCAACCGACTGCTCCTTGCCCCGACGATCAAGAACATACAGGAGTGCAGCAACAATCATTACTACGCCAACAACCATTCCAAGTGTCTGGTAGTCTGTCATTTGCTTTTTGAATGTGGATTGGTTTAGACATACTTAGACGCGGTTAAAGGTCCAGCTTCACAATTCCAGCAGGCTTGGCGGCAGGCTCCTCGTCCTCTTCTCCTAAATCGAGCTTGATATCCTCTCCCATCGTGAGGCGAGGACGGTCATCTTCATCGTCATCATTATCAGTCTCAAACTCAACAGTCTCAGAGGGACCAAACGTCAGTGCCGGCTTTGGCTCTGTTGGGACAGGTTTCTTCTCGGGCTCAGGGACAACCGGTGCAGCCGTAGACGGACGAGCTTGGAAGTATGCCTTGCTGATATCCTTCCACGGGATAAAGCTGTCGATAACCTCATCAAGGGTCCCACCGAGCATCGTCTCAATATCGCGACGATTGCGGGACTGTTGTTCAGAAGATACATCAATGGTCTTGAACATATATGCATTTGACCAGCACTTCCGAGCTGCAGCCTTGTACAGCGTAAAGATGAACTTACCCAGTGACGGACGATCAAACTCGATATTGACATGAGCCTCATCAGACTGCTGAAGAGAAGCAAACGCGCGAATGTAGCTCACAAATACACCCAGCAAGAGATCCTCCATATACTCGCATTTTGACACCTTCTCAATACGCGCCACCTCTGTGTTCAGAATCTCATCAGTCCACTGGGGAACGCGAGTCAGAAGGTTCTGAAATGTCTTGAGTGTCTCGCTCGGCTGCTTGTTGCGAACACACGCAATCTTGGCATTGTCGTAAATACTCCAAAGACCATCTGCGATATGGGGGATAAGAACGCGACTCAGGTTCTCACGAAGAGACTGCTTGACAAACTCGGTGCTCATTTACTTAGACACAGCGAATAGAGGAACGTCAATACGGACGCGATGCCAAAGTTTGTCTTGATTTTGATGGTTAAGAATGAAGAGAAGATTCTTCTGAGATGCCTAGCTGCCGTCGAAGGTCTAGTTGATGCATATGTCATTACGGACACCGGATCGACTGACAAGACAACGGATGTTGCAATGGACTTTTTGTGGGGGCACGATGGCTGCCTTGAGGTGAATACATGGCAAGACTTTGGTCATAATCGAACCTTGAGTTTTCAGAATGCGGTGGGATATTGTAAAGCAAATAAATGGGATCTGAAAGATTCGTATGGTCTTCTACTGGATGGTGACATGATGTTTGTTCCAGGGTGCCTTAAGGAACAGAAGCTTGGTGATGTCGGATATACGATGATTCAGTCTGCTGGAAATCTCGAGTATCCTAACACCCGACTTGTACGAATGGATTATGATTGGGTGTGCAAGGGCGTTACCCACGAGTACTGGGATGGACCATGTACGCATCTTCCCAGGGACATCTGCTACATTGACGATCGCAATGATGGTGGATGCAAGACAGATAAGTTTCCCCGTGATTTGGCGCTCTTGTTGAAGGGCATCGAAGATGAACCGGATAATGTTCGATATATGTTCTATCTTGCTCAGACGTATCACGCAATGGGAAAGTATGACGAAGCAATTGCAACGTACAAGAAGCGCATTCATATGGGTGGCTGGTTCGAGGAGGTCTGGTATTCTCACTATATGATCTCAAAGACATATGAAACGCTAAACGACGTACATCAGTTTGAGGAATGGGTCCAGCGAGCATTTGCATTTTACCCGGGACGTGCAGAGGGATTGTATCATCTTGCAAAGTACTTCCGCATAAAGGGAGATCACTTCAAGGCGATGCACTACATTCAGATTGGAAAGAAGATTCCACTTTCCAAGGATTCACTGTTTATTGAGCGCGAGATCTATACTGGCTTATTCGACTATGAGGAGTCTGTGTGTCGCTACTATACTCTTGGAACAAAGCGCGAAGCCCTGCGCGATTCCATGAAATATCTGATGACAGACAAACCGTTCCCCGACAGTGTCTATCAGAATATGAAGTTTTACATTGAGGTCTTGGATGGCGAGTCGGTTCCATACCCCGTACATCGTGATCTGTTTGGACCCAACTTCCATCCTGCGCATATTTCAATCTCAGCACCGTATCACAATATTCGATTTGTGAACTACAATCTGAACCATACAAACACAACCTACACAATGAAGGATGGTTCGTATTCTGATCATAATGATGTCTTAACTCAGAATGCTTGTTACAATGAAGATACGAAGGAGATTGTCTTGATGGATGACAAGTCCACCAATCTTCCACGTGTCTCTGCTCGTGTCAAGGGACTGGAGGATGTTCGTCTGTATCGTGACAAGCTGGGTGATCTGTGCTTCTCTGCAACCGTAGCAGAGTATGTACCGTGGCACGCTGTTATGAGGGGAAAATACGATCCCGATACTGGAAAGTACCGCGATTGTATTGTGATGGAGTCACCCGTTGGATCTAAGTGTGAGAAGAACTGGTTGGCGATTACTGGGACAGATGACGTGATCTACCACTGGTTTCCTCTGCAGATTGGTAAGTTTAATGGAGCAAAGATGAATATTCACACTCGCCATACCACGCCATGGTTCTTCCGTCATCTGCGAGGGTCAGGTGCGCCGGCGCGGACGAAGAATGAACTCTGGGCACTGACACACTTTGTTATTGGTGAGAACCCTCGCAATTACTATAGTTGTATCGTTGTCCTGGACGACAAGAGCTATGTTCCGAAGCGAGTGTCTATTCCCTTCCTATTCCATTCGAACTATGTTGAGTTTTCGATGAACATCCGAGTCGAAGGGAAAAATGTCAAGTGTATTTATTCGACGCTCGACGACAATCCCTGTGAAATCACGTTTCGAATCAAGGATGAAGATTGGATCGCGTTTACATGAGAATAGACATTAGTACTTAATGTACGCAGTGAACTTGGAATCGGCAAATACTGATCAGTTTCTTTGTCAGAAACTTCCATCATCTACTTATTTTGTTCCTACATTCAGCCATGCAGAAACAGTTTGTCATAAAGGTGCTGATGAAAAATGTGTAATTGACTGTGTTGTAAGCGAATATCTTACTCCAGCAAAGGACTTTGTTGATATTGGTGCTAATCTTGGAACATTTACAATTCCTGCAGCTAAAAAGGCAAATCATGTCCACAGCTTTGAATGTTCTCCCAAAATATACAACTATCTATGTGCAACAATTGCATCTCACGACCTTTATAGAAAAATATCGGCTCATAAGATAGCACTGGGAAGTAGCTCTGGGACAACTCCATATTATGATCGCGGATCAACAGCCGAACATAATGGTACTGTCTTACTAAGTCGTGATAAGGACCTCAATACACCGTCTATCAATATACCAGTTCGAACTCTTGATTCCTTTGAACTGTCAAACGTAAATGTTATCAAGATTGATACAGAAGGTGCAGAAAATGAAGTATTTTTGGGCGCAAAAAAGACAATTATTGATAATGACTATCCCGTTATTTTCTTCGAGTCATGGGATCCATGGCGAGATAATGAGGGTCGAAATGCAACTGCACTTCGGTCGGAGTTATTTGAGACTGTGAGATCACTTGAGTATAATATTACGTCATTGTTTCACCCTGAAATGTTTATTGCTACGCGTCGCTAAGTGTACAACTGACGCCAGGACTCATTGATCACCTTCGGCTCCACAAGAATAGACCGAACATCATCCGGCGTGATCGCCATCGGAAGCTTGATTGCCTTGTAGAACGGATATCCCTTTGCCGTCTTCTCGTCGGCAATGCGGAGGAGATTGATGCGGGTGACCAGTGTCTCCACTGCACGAATCAGAACGCGAACGCCCTCTTCCTCATCTGAGTACTCGGACACCATAAACTTGACCGCCTCATCTGTGATGGTAAGATCCTTCTCCATACTCAACCGCTCCAGCACCTGAGGCCACACATACTGCTTCAAGATCACCTTCTTATCGTCCGAGGTGTATCCGGTGCAGTTGATGACCTGCATACGATCCTTCAAGATTGGGTGAACCTTGGACTCGTCGTTGAAGCTGAACACAAACAAGCACTGACTCAGATCAAAATCAACTCCCGCAAAGTAGCGGTCGTGGAAATGCGAGTTCTGCGACCGATCTGTCAAGTGAATAAGCATACTGATAATCTCTTCGCCGTGCGCCGTCGTAGACACCTTATCCAACTCATCAAAGTAGATAACAGGATTCATACACCGTGCTGACATTATCGCATCTGCGATACGTCCCCATGTTGCTCCCTCGTAGGTATACGAGTGTCCCGTATATTGAGCTGAGTCCGAGGCTCCACCCAGAGAGAAGAACTCGAACGGTCGCTTGAGAACCTCTGCGACACCGTGGCGCGCAAAGGACGTCTTACCAACACCCATCGGACCCTTCAGCGCGATCACATTGCCAACTGAGCTCGGATTCGCAATCCACTGCGCCACAATCTGCATAATCTGTGCCTTGGCAGCATTCATTCCATAGACAGCCTTATCCATTGTGATCTGAGTATCTGCCAGGAACCTAGAACAACCGGCACGGTCGTCAGCAAAGCTCACTGGGAGCGGCACGATGTTCCCAAACGGCACCCGAAGGAAGCCATCTACCCACGTCTTGAGTTTGTGGACCTCGCCGGAGTCCGGATCCATCTCATTCAAGATGTCAATCTTGCGGATGACACTTGCCTTGAGAGCGTCGGGGATCGGTAGCCCAAGAACCCGGAACTTGTAAGGGATTTCGCCATCGGAGACTAGCTTGGCAAGACTCTTCATTTGGGTATTGAGGCGGCGTCGCTTGGACTTGGATAGGTCCTCAAAGTACTCCTCCTCTTCATCATTAAGATTGAGAGCGGGTTCCTCGTCACTCTCCTCTTCTCGGTGGGTACGCCGCCGACTCGGTCTACGGCTAGACCCCGGAAGCTTCCCCTTACTATCCGGGCTGACGTACTTGTCCATCAGATGTGCAATGAAGTCCTCTTCGTCCTCCGACTCCGACTCCGACTCTGATTCCCGTTCAATGTCAATGCGGGAGTTTCCCTTACCAGAGATCTGGTGAATGTGAAGTTTGACGGACACCTTGGAGCCCCTGGGGAGTTTGAGAGTTGTCTCCTCCTCGCTCTCTTCCTCGCTCTCTTCCTCGCTCTCTTCCTCGTCTTCTGATTCACTTGGCTTGTAATCTGTATCTTCTGTATCATCCTCCTCTTGTTTGGTCTTGAGAGTATCATCGTCTACCCAAACCACAGGAGCCTTACGACTACGAAGATTGTATTGCTTAGGCGGCATTCTTGCTGCTTAATAACATTTAAAACAAAGTAGTATCCATTTTTAATGGAGGACATTGCAAAAGTTGTGAAGGATCTTGAAGATGATAACAACCGGGTTGCCGCATCTGATCCTGGCACAATAACAGCCCTCGGCGTCGTCCGGACGTTCCTAAAGAACCATCCTGTGATGTGCTATGGCGGTACGGCAATTAACGATCTTCTCCCAAAAGAAGATCGATTCTACGACCCGAAGGTGGATGTACCAGACTATGACTTTTTTAGTAAGACACCTCAGGCACATTCGGTCATTATTGCAAACCAACTAAGGGCTCATGGGATCAAGGCGGTGGAAGTCAAGCCAGGAATGCACATTGGTACCTTTAAGGTGTTTGCAGAATACACCGGTGTTGCTGATATTACCCAGCTAGATGAAGCCATCTTTGATCGGCTGTGGAAAGAGGGGGAGGTGCGCAACAAAATCCACTATGTACCCATAAACTTTCTGCGAATGTCAATGTATCTTGAGCTTAGTCGTCCTCGCGGGGATGTGTCTCGATGGGAAAAGGTGTATACCCGCCTTCAACTTTTGAACAAGGCGCATCCGGTGACGTGTAAGATGGAAGATCCATTCACCCATGACAAGCTCACACCTATCCAGAAAAGGGGTGTTATTCGTTTATTAAAGACGGAATCCGTTATTCTTTTGGGCGTAACATCGTCGGAGGTACACTTGAATAAAAACTGGACGACACCAATCGGACTTCTTGCCGATGCAGAGACAATTGCTCGTCTAACACATGGCGAAAAGACTGAGATTTTTGAGGAAAATGATATCCTCCCAAAACGAACGGTTGTGTTGGACTCAACTGGTGAGAAGACACTATTCCGTTTCTATGAGACAACTGCGTGTCACAGCTATCACAAGATGGATAATGGTGTAAAGGTTGCGAGTATTCCAACCGCGCTTCAATTCTTCTTTGCATACATGTACTCGGGTGCTCACGAAGAAAAGTTGGCAAGTGTATTGTGTATTGCCCAGCGGTTGGTCGACGTGGCGAACTCGAAGCCGCATCGGAGGTTTGCTATCTTGACACCCAGCGAATGCATTGGGGAACAAGAGAGTTTTATTGAAATGAAACGCAACAAGGCTGACCTGCTCAGCGAACTTGGAAAGAACAAGTCGTCTAAGAAATATTTGGAATACTTTTTTACATATAATCCTGATGACGCAACATCAAAAAAGAAGGTGAAGAAACAGTTGCAGGTCCTCAAGGAGGCTACACCGGAGGAAAGTTCCCATTCCTGAAGGTGAGAACAAGACCATTTCCGTTGTACGTGAGTCCAGCGCAGGTTGTACACGCCGCATAGCCGTTCACGTTGGAGGAGACCTCTTTAAGACCCTGCAAATACTGAAGATACACATCATTTCCATTACGAATACGAGGACGAACAGCCGTCGGCGCATTCGAATTGAACAGCTGGTAGATTTGACGCACACGAGTTTGTGCAACCACATCCGATGATTCGCGAAGACGCATTCCTTGGATACCAATAACCGACGAACTATTTTGACCGCCTGCGCTCATTACGTTAGACTGAGAATTAAGTTCGTCCAATGTACCAGCTCATGTCGAAGTATTGGGGACCCGATGGAGGGATTGTCAGATCATTGGTCGGAACAGCAGAAGTCAATGGAGCAATCTCACCCATTGATAGCGAGCGGGGCGTATACTGAAAATTCGCAAGAACACCATCCCAACCAACAGTTGTCGAGCCTATCACAAGATCCGTGTCATTCTGCTTCGGAAGCTGAAGGAGCGAGTGATGCTGACGGATTACACCATTGATGTACACGTCCACTGCATCCTGATCCACTACGATTGCAAAGTGAACCCACTTGTCAGCAGGAATGTTCGGAATTAAGATTGTTTCTGGAGTATCTGCATACGTCTGGATGACCACAAGCAGTGCATTTGACGTCGTATCTAGATACAATCCGGGACAATCACCCTTACTGAAGATCGGTCGCTTCTTTCCATAGTTGTATGTGAAGTCCTTGACCAGAATCCATCCAGTGTAGGTAAAGGTTGCACCCTGTTGCTGGTTGAACGATCGCGTGATTTTACTACCCGCTACATTCTTCATTTCTTTGCCTGAGAGGGATCCACCCATAATATCAATCGCATCTGTCGTTTTTGTAGGCGATGAGAAGACCCTCCAAAGAATAACCCCGATGATGACCGCCGCAACAAGCGATGCGACAATTGTAAACACACTCATTACCCTTTACTTAGAAACAAAGCCTCTTGAAGTCAGACGAATGCCACTCTTCCGGACGGCAACGGGTGCTAAAGTCGGTTCCTCTGCACCACCGTCTCTCCAAACCATTTTCAACATATGCTGGTAGTTTGTTCCGCGCTGATACGCGAGTGTCTGGGGTTGGACAGTGCGTCCGCCAAGATCGTAGATATAATGAATTTTCTCAGAGTCTGACTGATACTCGCGTTTGAGCCATCCTGTCTGAGCAAGGCGAATCGTCCAGTCAAGATCCTCGCCTTGGCTTGCATCCCTGAATGAAATCAGGCGCCCAACATCAGTCATTATCACATTCAGGTGATTCGGAGGACGAACAAATACATCTCCAATGCACATCGGCATATCCAGTTTGTTGTCAACGCTATGAGTGAAGGTGTATTCATTCATCTGACCGCGGAGACGACACACGTGGAAATCACCTTGGATTGTTGCTAATGCATCCTCAAAGTATGCTTCGGTCACCAAATCATCGTCATCAACAAATGAAAAGTACTTACCCTTTGCACCCTGAAGGAGTTCCTGGCGCTTCGTACCTATCTTCTTCTCACGATTGTCATATGAAATGCAAATCTGAATCCGCAGTCCAGGACAGATGTTTCGCTTATGAGTATTGATCATTCCAAGAAGACGATTCAGTTTCTCTTCACGACCTGAGATTGATGCAATCAGGATCGTCCAATCGTATTCATATGTCTTCCGAGAAATATAGGTATACATATCCTCATCCCAGAATGTCTGATTCCTTGCATACAGGGCATCGGCGCGATCTGCAAATCCAGTACCGGGGTGCTCATGCTTGATCAAGACATATGGGATGTACGTACACTTCGACGCTAAAGACCCCCTGCACAGGTCTGTAAACTCTGTATCACAGAACAGGCTCTTGTACGCGGGGTGGTAGATATATTCAAACGATTGATACATCTTCTTTCCCATGATTGAAATCGTATTTAGTTTGTTTCCTTGGCTTCCATCGTTCACCCACAGAATGCCATCTGTATCTGAGTAGTTTGCCAGCATATGAGTGCGCAGAACATCGTCGTATCCCTTGATCTGCGGAACCATATCGTCTGAAACAACTACAACCATATCCCATTCCCAAGGAACCGTTGATATGTCTGCATTCACTGCTTCGATCTTGGTTACACTGTTTCCAAAGTAGATTTCAGACCAAGCTGTTTTATATGTAATGTTTTTGATTTGGTGTTGAACAGATCCATCGACCATCGTTGTATCATCAAGATCACACGAAATACAAACTCCAATAAGATCGGGGCGATTCGCTAATGAAATATATTGATTTAAAACTCGAATAAACTGAGCAGGTCTAGAGCGAGTTGGACATTTGAGTAAGATTCGCATTACTAGTTAGAAAGATGAACTTCCAACCACCTTACCCGAGCTGTCCTTGACGTTGAACGTGAAGGTGTATCCAAACAGGGTCATCTGAGAACCACCTGTCGTCGTGGAAGAAGGCTGAGCGAATGATGCACAGTTGGTGCCCGCGGCAAAGAATGCAGCCGCATCCGACGGTCCCAGCATATTCGGGTAGGCGTGAACATTACAGATCGAACCAGAGAAGCCACCGTTATCGGCTGTCACGAGATCGCCCGCCGCCGGACGAGGAACGCCAGGTAAGACGCACGACTTCACCAGCTTGCCGTTGATGTAGATATCCAGATTACGCTGGAACACCGTCACGGACACTGCAAACCACGTCTGGAGAGGCACGTTCTCAACTGTGCACGTGTAGGAATCACCAGTTGCTCCGGAAGCATTAGCGGCAGCTGCCTCGGTCGCCGTTCCACCACCCGCTGCGTCCGGGTAGATCGAGACCTTTACATTCAGACTATTGTCGGTCTCGTGGAGAGAGATCTCGGGATTACGGTATGTCGCATTTGTCGCATCTTTGCGGTAGATAATCCCCTTCTTTTTAGCAAATTGGTAATCCCAGTCCTTGATGTACATCCAGAACTGAATGCCATTGTCTGCGCCCTGTATGATTGGAGCATTTGCTGCTGGAATCGTTGTTGTTATTTTACCATCGAGAGGTATGGGAGCTTGGTCGGGAACGGTCGGTGATCCCAGTACACTCACAGCCTGCTTACCGCTTGCAGTGGCGATTGCATTGTAAACAAACAGTGCTGCAAGCAGAAGAACAACCAATCCAATAATGGCAACAAAAGCCTTTGCAATTACACCCATTGATCCAAATCCGCTGGTAGCCGTTGAACTTGTAGAACCATACAACGAAGGACCGTACGTGGGTCCATAGATCGACGGTCTTGACGTGGAACCTCCCATTTATGTATCACTTACAAAGGAAGTTATGCTAAGACACAATGGAAAAACGAATCGGTCCGCCAGCAAGAGGGCAAACTGTAATGTATTGTAATAACTGTGGTACAAAAGGTCATCTATTTCGATCTTGCAACGATCCCGTCTTGTCTTGTGGACTTATTCTTATCGAACGTGACTCTCTACCGGTAGATCCCGATCAAACACAAATGTTGATGATTCGTCGTAAAGACAGCATGAGTTTTGCAGAGTTTATGCGAGGGAAATATGACCCGGCAAATGTTGAGTATGTTTCTCGTTTGATCGGCAATATGACAATCGCAGAACAGAAAGCAATTGTTGAGGAGTCATTTGAGACAACGTGGAAGACACTCTGGGGCGAAGATCACCTGAGCGGTGACTACGGTCCGTCACAGGTCAAGTTCAATCAACTCAACCGAGCCGAGCTAGTGGCAAACAATCTGTCTAGCTACGAAGAGCCTGAGTGGGGATTCCCCAAGGGACGCCGGATTCGGGGAGAGTCGGATGTAGACTGTGCAATCCGGGAGTTTGGTGAAGAGACAAACATTCCTCGTGATTCGTATGTGGTTCTGAAAAACATTAGACTTGAAGAGACATTCGAGGGCTTGAATGGGATTGCCTATCGCCACGTGTACTTTGTGGCACTGCTCAAGAACCCAGAAATGATCAATCTAACTCAGCGGTTTACTCCAATGCAACGCCGAGAGATCTCGGGGATTGCGTGGAAGTCATTTGTTGAATGTGATCAGCATGTGAGACCCCATCATGTTCAGCGGAAGAAAATGATACAAGAGATTCGAAGCGTTATCGAGACATTTGAAACCGTATAAACATGTTCGGCGTGATACAGTAATGCTCAATATTATTACGCCCTGTGCACGACCCGAAAACCTAAAGCTCCTAGAGGCATCTCTAGACTTAGATCAGATTCGCTGGATCATTGTCTATGATACCAAGAACGGACCTTTTGTATCGCGATACACGCATCCGAACATTACCGAGATTGGTCACCCTACTCCTCCGGGCGGATGCGCGGGACATGCTCAGCGTAATGCGGGAATGAAGCAGGTCGTAGAAGGCTTCATCTACTTTTTGGATGACGATACCGTCATGCACCCTGGATTCTGGAAGATTCTCCCCCTGATGAAGGATGAGGATCACTTCTATACATTTGACCAACAGCGTTGGGATGAGTTTGTCTCGGTTCCTGGAGGCACCTTCAAGGGGGATGTCCCTGCAGTCACAAAGATTGACAGCGCGCAGTATGTGGTTCCACGGCATATGTGTGGTTCCTTCATTGAGAGTGATTATCGGGCAGACGGCTTTTTCATTGCTGACGTGAATGCACAGTTTCCAAACACTCACACGTACATTCCGGTTGTGGCTTCGTACTACAACTTTCTCAGGAGGGGTTAGGACGTGAACCGGAACCCAGCTAGAAATACTGTAACGCAATAGGACACAACGGCAATGGCAAATACCCACCACCAAACAGGAAAGACAGTAGCTTCACGATCCGTAACCCCGAACGGGCGGATCCGTCCCTCTCGCCCAAAGGCGATGGACGGTTTCAGATACAGGAATGCTGCCATTAAGAAGAGGTAAATAGTCACCATCCACATCCGATGGTTTCGGCGGGTCAAATCCATTGTATGAAGCACTGTAAAAAGTTCCGCGCCAAACACAATGAGAGCCACATCGGCATATGTACTTCCAAACCGGAAGGCATTCTCAGATGCCATTACACGAATGTTCATTAAGTCGGATTACCGCTCCAAAGACAAGGATCCGCTGGACGAAGAAGATAAGGATATTGATCTTTGTCAGCAACGGTCTGGAACAGGACGTGAGCTGTTTCCATACCAAAAGATCATCCGCGACTACCTAAAAATTGAGACGCCGTATCGCGGACTACTGGTCTATCACGGTCTCGGTTCCGGTAAGACGTGTTCGTCCATCGCAGTGGCAGAGTCTTTGTTGAGCACCAGCAAGGTGTTTGTGATGGTCCCGGCATCTCTGGAAGCCAACTACCGTGAAGAGCTTCAGAAGTGCGGTGATCCAATCTATGCCGTTGAGAACCACTGGACTGTGCGCCAGATATCTGATGAAGTTAGAAAGGAGGGAAAGCGACTGGGTATTTCCGATAAGTTCATGGACAAACACAAGCGTATCTTCATTACAACTCCCAGCGATACACCAAACTTTGAGTCGCTCAGTACGAACGACAAGAAGGAAATTCGCGAACAAATTGCAGACATTCTTGATAATCGATTCAACTTTATCCGCTACAACGGTCTGACTCGCTCGAATATTGCAGAGTACGTCGTTGAGGGAATGTATGACGATTCAGTGGTGATTGTGGACGAAGCCCACAACTTGATCTCCCGCGTTATCAATGAATCTGAGATTACTAGTAAATTGTACGACGCTATCTATCACGCCAAGCGCTGTAAGATTGTACTTCTGTCTGGAACTCCAATCATCAACTCGCCTAACGAAATCTCGTATATGATGAACCTCCTCCGTGGACCCATCGAGCGAATCACGATTCCCTTCAAGACCATTCCCACGTGGGATGAAGAGAAGATCACCAAGGCTTTTCGTGGCATTCCTGAAGTAGATACAATTGAGTTTAATGCTCTGAAGAAGTACGTGATGGTGACCCGCAATCCTCCTCAGTTCCGCTCCACCTACAATGGGGAAGGCGATCGTATTGCTGTGCAATATATGAAAGATCTACCCTTCATTCCTATTGCCGTGGACTGGGTTGCGGGTATCAAGACAAAGGTTGAGACAGATGTAGGTGGGGGCGAAATTGCAACTGAACGAATCTCTACCGAAGAACTTCAGTGTTTGCCGACTGATTATGAAGAGTTTGCTACTCTGTTCTTGGACGGACTAAATGTGAAGAATCCAATGATGTTTCGTCGTCGTATTCAGGGTCTGGTCTCGTACTTCAAGGGTGCCGACGAGCGTCTTCTGCCTCGTCGCATCGATCTGGAGCATACCCTGGAGAAGGTGCCAATGTCTGATGAGCAGTTTACACGATACCTGGAAGTTCGCTGGATGGAAATGAAGATTGATTCTCGCCGTGGACGATCCAAGCTTAACGAGAACCTAAGCACGTTCCGTGTCCCGACTCGTCTGGTCTGCGACTATGCAACACCACCGGAGCTGACAGTCAAGGAAGATACAGAGCTTGTATCTGAGAGCAAGAAACCGCCCAAGGAAGAGTCAGACAAGGTTGTCAAGAAGCTCAAGTCATCAGCTGATCGGTACTTGTCAGAAGCCGGTCTGAAGACGTTCAGTCCCAAGATGTTGCGGATTTTGAAGAATATCAAGGCATCGGGCGAATCGAATCAATTTGTCTATTCTCAATACCGTGCGTTAGAAGGTCTTGGTGTGCTGTCGGCTGTACTGGAAATTGCTGGATGGCAACCTTACAAGATTGTAAAAAGGGCAGGACAGTGGATAGAGGATCCCGATATGACGGACAAACCTGCCTATACATTTTACACGGGCGAGGAGGATGCAGAAGAACGCGATCTGACTCGCCAGATCTTCAACGGAGTGTATTCCAAGAATTTCCCTGCATCCCTGAAGCAGAGTGTGGAGGCGCGTGGCAAGAAGATTCTTCACATTCTAATGGCATCTGCGTCGGGTGCTGAGGGTATTACGCTTACCAATGTTCGTCACGTACACATCATGGAGCCTCACTGGACTCCTGCTCGCCACGATCAGGTTATTGGACGTGCAATCCGCATTTGCTCTCACGCAACGCTGCCGATGGAGGAGCGTACAGTCAAGGTATCCTTCTACATCTCGGTGTTCACAGAGAACCAGATGAAGTCGGCTGATTACCCGAACATTGTGGCGATCCGCAGAAATGATATGGTGATCAAGCGATATGAGGGTGATCCCGTGGAAACCTTCATGTCTACAGACGAGTACCTTTACGAGACAGCATTTGAAAAGGAGCGTATCGGTCAGCGGATGGCACTGCTACTCAAACAATCAGCAGTTGATTGCGAAATCCATCGGAAGCTCCATTCTCGTGAACGTCCGGTGGTTTCGTGTATGCGATTTGATTCCACTACAACGGGTGAAGATCTGGCATTCAGACCTAACATTAAGAATGAAGAGTTGGACGAGACTGTATTGCGTAACACCTCCAAGAAGCACCGCGTCTTGCAGAAGGTACTGGTGAAGGGCATTTCACTGATCATTGATCGGAACACTAAAGAGGTCTTCGACGGTCCCGCATGGGATGATAATCAGCGCCTGCTCCGTATGGGCAGGCTGATCAGCCCTACTTCGATCGAGTTTCTGCTTTAACACAGTCGTCAAGCCTCCCTCTTCACATCCTCGATCCATGAAGCACAAACCTCCGTCCAGGTCTTAAACGTATGGTTCAAGGCAGCCTTCTTGAACCGGGGCAGACCCTTGATAAGAGTATCCATTCGATCGGCGAGATCCTTATAACAGAACAATGGTGCCCACAGACCAAGCGGCATTGTACCCGAGAAATAGAAGCGATCAGTTGGAGGAACAAATCCACATACCGTCTCGTCCATAAACGAGCGATATGTGCCGATGTCCGTTACAATTTGCGGGGCTCCAGTGTAGAGATGCTCAATTTGGCACAGACCAAACCCCTCTCCATCTGATGTATTCACGCCAATATCAGCTGCATTGTAGATCTCATTGATCGATGAGTCGGGAACAGTCTTTGCCGAGGTGTCCACAAGGAGAAGACGCTTGCCAAACTCACTCAGATCCAGACCGTTACGCTGAAGCTCAGTGGCAAAGATACGACTGATATCATAGTACGCACCCTGTTGTCCGTTCATACCCGTTACGATCATAAAGTAATACGGCTTGCTTGGATCGCGCCGAAGAAGCTCGACAAATCCCATCACAGCCAAATCGTGACGCTTCCGCTGGCTATTACGATTGGCATTGACAAAGAGAACCGCCTCAGGTGGGATTGACATTGTTGCGCGAACTGCCATGCGTGCCGAATCAGAAAGCTTGGAGAACATTGTCGTATCTACAGCATTCTCCAGAACACGAATGTCAGGGAACGGTGCATACTTTGAATAGACATCTGCCCAGTACTGCGTAAAGCAATATACGCGGTGTGCGTTCTTGGTGATGGTCTCAATGAGAGGCGGTGCGATTCCCTCATAGACCTGATCTACATACACCCACAGCTTGTAGGGAGACGTTGCCTTATCGAACTTCATTGCCTCCACAAACCGATGAATAATGAGGGGATCATTGTAGATCATCACGACATCTGGGTTCACCATCTCCAAGTACTCGTGAATCTTGTTGAACCCAAATCCTTCCTCCTTCGGATCCTCATTGGCAGCTGCATCATATGCAATGACTCCCTTGGGAACCGTCCGGATACTTGTGCGTGCAGGCAGGCGTTGAAATCCAAAGTGATAGGTCTTCACTTGCGGAGCCAGGGTCGAGAGCTGTCCCAGGAGGTTATAGACCACCTTGGAATACCCCGTCGTCTGATCTACGTGTGTGCTGATAAGAACGAAACGCATTGTGATGAATACCTTTTCTCTCCGTAAATCACAAATGCAAGTCAACTCTGCACAAGATTACCTGACCCAACAGAAGCGTCAGATCATTGCCAAATCACTGGCGGTCGCTCCTCCGCCCCAGAAGCGCAGAACGAACACACAGTACATTGCGGTACTTGGCAACAAGTCGCAACAGTATACTCGCTTTGTGGGTGGAATGGGGATCAATGCATATTATCCGGCAACGTTGGGTACGACTTTTACATCAACATGTTGCGTCCCTGCAAATACTGCGACTACTACCTATTTAGTCTAATCTCATTACTAACACAATATGCCGGGTGGTCTACTTCAATTGGTGGCGATTGGAGCCCAGAACGAACTTGTTAATGGAAGCCCGTCTATGACGCATTTTCGAGCAGTCTATCGGCGACACACAAACTTTGCAATGGAGGCAATCCGAATGACGTTTACGAGCTCCAACTTGGATTTCGCACAAACTACGACACGGACGATTTCGTGTCGGATTGACCGCTACGCACAGATGCTCTACGATACATATTTAGTCCTGACCCTCCCGGATATTTGGTCGCCCCTTCACTATCTCGGTCCTACGGCAACCCCGCCGGCGGGATATGATCCGCGTTCAAACTCCATCGGTTACGAGTTCAAGTGGATTGAGAATATTGGCTACAATCTGATCGATCACGTGGAGATCACGGCAAACGGTCAGGTACTCCAGACCTTCACAGGTGAGTGGCTCAAGTTCTATTCCTACCTGACACACGATCCGAACAAGCGGAAGATTGTAGATGAGATGGTTGGACATGTCGATGCGCTCAAGGATCCGGCGAATGCATATGACCGGTTGGGACAGTATCCCCACGCGGTCGTGCCACTGAGCCAGCCCGGTGGAATCCCGAACACCCTGGTTCCCGAGCCGTCTATTCGTTCTCGCCAGCTGGTGATTCCGCTTCACTTCTGGTTCTGTGAGAATCCGGGTATGGCGCTTCCGCTGGTGTCGATGCAGAACTCGGATGTGTTTATCAATGTCACCTACCGTCCCCTGAACCAGCTCTATACAATCGTTGATGTAGATCCTCTGTCGACAACCTTTGGACAGCGCATCCGCTCGAACACGAATGACTATGCGATTGGTCGGTTCCTGAGCCCGCCTAATGTGAACGGTACCTCTTCTAACACTGCTCTGACGACCTTTTATCCTGATCCATATCTGGAGGGTAACTTTATCTATCTGACGGAGATGGAGATGGCTCAGCTGGCGTCCGCAGATCAGACATTCCTGGTGAAGACCGTGACCTTTGTTAACAACACGGGTCAATACGGTGGAAACTCAGACATTGAAATCCCCTTCTTCAATCTGGTGACTCGGCTTGTTTGGTCTTCCCAGCGGTCTGATAAGATTCTGGCAAATGATTGGGACAATTACACAAACTGGGATAATCCGAACCGTGCACCGTTCACAACTAATGGAACGGCAAATGACGTGTACTCGAGCGTGACTAACTCAACCGAGACACAGACATTCTTGTATTCGAGTGGACAGCAACAGATTACGTCTGTGTATCCTCGTGATCCCCTGACTCAAGGACAGCTTCTTCTTGACGGCAAGGAGCGCTTCTCTCTGAAGCCGACATCCTACTTTTCACTTCTGCAAATGTACAAACATACGACGGGCGATGCGCCTCTCCTTCCTGGAGTCTATATGTACTCCTTCGCATTGAACAACGATCTCTACCAACCGAGTGGAGCCATTAACGGTAGTTTGTTCAACAAGGTCGTTCTTCGTCTCACTCTTCAGCAGCCTCTTCCCACCGTAGCTGGAGTTGCAGCCCAGCAGGTTGTGTGCGTCTTGAAGTCGAGTGTGTTTGGACCAAATCAGATTGTGATTACCGCAGCTCAGCAGGCACTGAGAAAACCCGATGGATCTCTGTTGTATCCACCGGATACATTGGTTACAGTCGTTCGTAGCACAGGTGGAGAGAACATCATCTTTGCCTATACGTACAATCTGGGGTGCTACGTGGAATCGATTAACTTCTTGCGGATTACGTCTGGTCTCGCGAATTTCGTGTTTGCTAACTAACAATGGGTATCGTGATCAACCAAGCCACGTGGGGCGACGAGACCGCAACCACCGATGTTACACAAAGTATGCAAGACAAGGCAAAAGCCGGATACCTCGACTTGGTCGCCGACAATACGGTTGTCCCGGCTCTGGATCTACTGTCTGGTTCAAAGAACGTGACTCTTTCTGATTCGGAAAAGGCAGATATCAAGACGCAAGCAATCGGTATTTGTGGAAGTGCATCTGATGATAAGTGCATCAAATTTCAGATAAATCAACTGGAATCTTCAGTTCTTCAGGGAAAAGTGGCTGAGCAACAGTCGTCTGCGAATATTATCACAGGGCGTCGACTCACTCTGACATATACAGATGATCAAACGGGTCAGAAACAGACAGTGGCAATTCCTGACGGACAAAAAGTGAAGTTCGGAAGTGCACCCACACTGAAGATGCCAGATTTCACTCCTTCGACTACCATCCTTGCATCTCTTGGCACTGTATCTAAGGTCATACTGACCTTGCTCTATGTATTTAGCATTGGCGCCACGTATCGTCTCTTGATTCTTACCGGACATACCATGGTTGCGTATATTTTGACAGGTATTTCGATTCTGATCCCGTATTCTGGGCTTCTCTTGACCCCGATCGCACTGGGTATTTTCAAATATATGGAGATCAAGTCGGCTACAAAAGTTGTTCCCATGTAAGTACAATGTTCCATCTCGAGTGGATTGCTGCCGGCGTGATCATCGGTATGTTAATTGCATGTATTCTCATCCCGCCAACGAGAAAGCAAGTCGCAGTGCCCACGCCCTATGATACTGATATCTTTCACACAGACACGGGATGTATTCGTACAAATGCAATTGAAGTGCCATGTGGAGCCGAAGCTGATTCTCTCAATCTTCTTGCAAGTAAGTAATGCTTGACATCACAAAAGCAATTGAACGTGCAGGCCCCTTCTTCTCCTTTGTGATTGGACTTGGGATCTCTGTCTTGCTTTTTCACCGGAACTACGCAACCCAGAGGTTCCTCGGCGTCCCCGTGAAGGATATAGAATCAAAAACGGTGAAGGTGGATGGAAAATGTTATAAATACCGCGTGGAAGATGCAACGTGTGAAATCGTGTCTCCTTCATAAACAATGGACGACCAGACCTCGCTCGACGCCCTCCTCCCCTCCCCCGGACTTCCTCAGTCAATGCCACCGATGATGGGTGTTTCAGGATCAGATCACATTCAGCGCACCCAGATGGCACCATCTTTTAAACCGTCGTTGCCGATGATGCGAATGATGTGGTCAAACTTGACATTATATATTTCATTCTTCCTTGCCACAGTGCTGCTGTCGCTCTCTGCGCCTCGTGATCTCCTACTGAGGTATATCCCGAATGCATATACGTCGGGTGGCGTAGTGTCGTGGCAGGGCGCTGGAGTGCTTGGAGCAGCGGCGGTTGTGATTTCGCATCTCCTGAATGTGTTTCTACTGAGTTTCCTGGGATAAAATGAATCTGCGTCCAGCTGGTAAATCCAAGTGCAAGACAAGAATGACGACGATTCCAATCCTCTCCGACAATGATGTTGAATGCATTCTCCGGGCGGCTTATGATGCTTCCCTCGATCGGAAGCGGTACGCACATACTCTCTACGCTAAGCTGATGAACATCGCCCATGATGTGAACTTGAAGAAGTTGTTTTTGGAAGCTGTCTGTCATGGGCGTACTACTCGTTTCGTTCTCACTCAACTCCCACTCAACTGTCGGTTGAACCAGTCGACGTCGATTCCGGTGGAGGACATTCTTAATGAACAGATGGTCTTGGACCGGTTCGAGAAGGACTGCGGCAAGTACGTACAAGCTTCCTACGAGGTGAAAGATGGTCACCATATTGACGTGTACCTTGAATTTGTGGTATCAACGAATTCCATTTTGAACCAGGAAGAGGTCACCATTCCTACTGCAGAGGAGGAGCTACAGACACGCCGTCTTGCAAAGGAAACAGGCTGGTAGAAAATGGATTTAGATTCAGTAGACTATCTATACTCAGGATGGATAAGACTACAGCACAAGCAATTCAAATGATGATGGCTAAGATTGCGGCACTGGAGGCACGAGTTGAAGAACTGGAGAAGGAGGTTGCGCGTCTGAAGTTTCGGACCTTTCCAAGAGATATGAGTCCGACGGCACTTGCAGAACACAAGGAATCGATTAAACAGTAGTACCCTAAAGAAGTATGTTCCTCCGACCCGTGTATCTCCAGCAGTCCCCTGCTTGGTTTTCTTCACGAATCTTGGTCGGTGCAGGTGAAATGCTGACACCTGCCTTTCGCCACAAACATAAAATTACACACGTGATCAACTGTGCATTTCCAGAAGACTCTCCTTTTTGGTTTCGAAATGCCTATCCAAATAACTATTTGGGGTTGAATGCGCTTGATTCACTGAATGTGAACATTTTGGACTGGTATCCAAAGTTTGAAGAGACTTTGACGGTATTTTTGCGCGATCCCGGATTAGGTACAGTCTTTGTCCATTGTCAGTGTGGGATTAATCGATCGGCATTCTTGGCTCTGACCTATGTTACGACACACTATAGCTGGAACTATGAACAGATATTTGCATCGTTGAAACGGCAACGATCTTGTATGTTTACGAATCCAGTCTTCAGGAAGCAGACTGAAGAGTTTGTAAATGGACGTCTTCAGAATTCGAAAGACGAGGGAGCTGGGAGGCAGTGGATCGTCGATGGGGACCCTGGACTCGGTTCATCGGGAGCAGGTACAGGGTCTGCGTGATTCAGGTTCGAAACAGGTTGAACTGCAAGCAAAGCTGGCTGAACTCCGAAGTCGGCGTGAAATATTGAGCACATCAGCTGAATTGACAGAGATTGTCAAGTGCTCCCAGGTGGATTCGCAGATTCGCGAGACAGAACAGGAACTTTCTAGGGCAAATCCAGTCGAGGATTACTATATGAAAAATATGGATATCTTGATGGACTATTACGGGAAGGAGTCGGGTCCTTCTCAGTCTGCCCCGCTCCCTAAAGAAACCAATACCTTCCTTAAATTCTTTGTCGCAAATACGCCCGCTGTGGATGCTGGATTATCAAAGAAGCAAATCTTTGACGAGTACGTTGCGCGCATGAAGCTTTCGAACGGACCCGAGGCGACTCAGCTCCTGACGGAACACTGTACGGCTTGCAATGTTGCGCGGGAAGAGATTAGTTCGGAAGGTATTTTGGTGTGTCCCAGTTGCGGGTCGGAAGAGTATGCGCTGGTTGTGAGCGATTTCCCATCGTTCCGTGACCCACCAAAGGAGAGGAACAACTACGCCTACAAGAAGATTAACCATCTCAATGAGATCCTTAATCAGTTCCAGGCGAAAGAATCGACCATTATTCCCGAAGAGGTAATGAACGAGGTTGTGCTGGAGATCAAGAAGCGCCGTATCGACAATATTGCCGACTTGTCTGAAGAGGATACGCGCCAGATTTTGAAGAAGCTGGGGCGATCCAAGTACTACGAGCATCGCGCTCACATTCTTTCCCGACTGAATGGAAATCCTCCACCAACCATCACCCCGGAGATCGAGGAAAAGGTCCGGGCAATGTTCCAGGAGATTCAGGCACCGTTCTTACTGTACTGTCCCAACGACCGTACGAACTTTCTGTCGTACTCGTACATTCTGTACAAGTTCTTTGAGCTCCTGGACTTGGATGAGTACAAGGTGTTCTTTCCCTTGTTGAAGTCCCGGGACCGCTTGATTGCCCATGATCAGATCTGGAAGAAGATCTGTGACTACCTCAACTGGGAATTTATTCAGAGCGTATAAGTAATGGCAGCCTTGACTCCCAATGAGAGAGAGAAATCGCAGCGCGCGTTTGAACAGTACGAAACCGATCCAGATGAGGCTCAGACTGTTGCACCATGGACTCGCATGACTCCTCTCCAAGTTGTTCGCTCGGCGTTTGATCGCATTCGACACAACCTGAGTGCCGCCAAGGTTCGTCGCGAGTTTAATAGCCATCTCAAAATCCAAGAAGAAGACGTCCGATTTTACTACAATGAACCGATAACACAAAATCATCCGCTTGCCGATGGGGATATGATACAGGTTGGGTACGGGACTCAGGGCGATCAAGATAAGCTTGACCGTGAAATTTACAATATTGTTATGGGAGCCGAGCCCGTAGGTGTTGATGAGGCGGAAATTGACGTCAAACGATCTGAACTTGGAGAGGATATCTTTACAAAAGACGACTTTGTTCAAGGTCAGCGGATCATTCGCATTGGAGGTGATAATCGGTTTATCTTTGATCGCGAAGGACTCGAGACGACCTGGAGAACAACTAATATTCACATGAATCCTTTGGTAGGATCCGTTCCATTACCCGCAGGCACTGAGATTGAATATGGAATACTGAATATTCTCGCCGATGGCGGTCGTCGTCGCCGTAAGACCAAGAAGTCCAAACGCCGCGCGCGGAAAACTCGTCGCCGCATATACTAATGGATGGCACAGAAGCAGACAGTGATATTCTGGCAATCTGTCACTGCGCAGCGATGCAACCGCTTTTTCTTGTCGATACTACGACGGGATTAGCCGTTCGTCAGCTCGGAGTAGGCGTAACATATGTTGATCCCGCGCCGGAATGCGATCCCGCAACGAGCAAGTGGGCAACTGCAGGAGACAATAAACAGATTATATATGGATTCAGCTGTCCTACTAGCGCGGTAATGGAAGACTATGGTGGTATCGACAACATAATAGATGAGACACTTGCCATAGCATCGGGTAGACCAGGATGGTCTAGCCCGGATGCAAGAGCTCATAATACTCCTGTCATACGTGTAGGTGGAAAGGTTATTTTTCCAACCTACTCCTTACCGAAAAACAGGGTTAACCTGAAGTCAATAAAGATGTGTGGAACCAGGGAATTAACGTATACTCCGTATCAGAAAGGCGTGGACTCAAAAATAGTCGCAGTGCCGAATACGATGTGGACGGTTGAATATGATGAAAATCCTCGATTTATTCTTGTTACTGGATCGATGATGTTGAATGGAAAACTTAAGCAATCGAAAGCAATTCCGTATTTTCCTCAGTTCCCCCTTCTTGTTTTTACATATCACGGACCTAGAGCAGCTGGTCGTCGCACACGGAAGTCTAAACGCCGGGCTCGGAAAACTCGTCGCCGCATATACTAATGGCAGGCGAATCAGACCCCGAGGCTCCGAATGACTTTGATGTGCATCCCGACGAAGACTATGGCGCCCGATTCTACAGTAAGGATAGTGGATATATGCTTGAAATCTATACCCCTGCATTTCGCGTTGATCTCATGGGAGAGGGGATGCCAGATGTAAAAACAGAGACCAAGCTTGGATGGAGGTCTGGGTGTGAAATTGAGGCGCGTGACGACGAAACAAAGGAGCTTTTTGCTGAGATTCTTGAGAAGATGAATGCACAGGGTGGTCGCCGGCGCAGACGTCGTGGGCGCAAAACTCGTCGCAGTCGTAAGTGATACATTGAGGCTACCGCTGCTCAGCAGAGGGACAAACCTCATACCCACTCACATCATTGTAAGGTCCGTATACCGTGTGCAACTTTCCATCCTTCTCGAATGTATGTGTCGTAGCTCCTCCGCGCCAGGGACCATCGGGGTAGTAGTCCTCTGTCTTGACAAACCGTCCGAGATACACGTTGTTCTTGTTCTTGTAGTGCTTAGTGGGATCCATTCTACCTTCCTCTTTATTGGACAGATTGAATCCGTTTTAGACGATGGCTACTCCCATGAAATTCGAACTGACTGATACTCTGTGAAAATATCCGAATCGGGAAACCATACCTTTAGTAGCGCCACTGCATGTGCGAGTGCAACAGGTCCACCCACGATAAAGTACGGGGTTACATTCCCCTTTTTAGCTTGAAAACACACTTCATGATAAATCGCCTCTGCCGCAATCTGTCCTCGGGTCTCCTCTTCCCGAATTGATTGCTGTCGCTTCTCTTCCTCGGCAACAGCCCGTGCATTGCGTAGTGTGGCGCGACTGATGGGTTGCATCTTCATTGAAAAAGTAAGTAATTGAGTGAATATGATCCGTTTTCATCCGTCGAGCACGGTTCCATCGTGCTTTAGCTTTGTCAGTTTTCCGTCCTCTTGGCGCTTGCAGATCCACCATCCATAATCAGGTAGCATGCCCTTGAACTGATAGTACGAGATCATTGCTTCGAGGGCTTGCTCAAAGAGGTCATAGTCATCATGGATCGCCCACTTCGTCTGATCCTGCTCATACACGTTAAGATAGACAATACAGAAAGGCTTCATTCTGTCTGTCATGTGGCATCGTGGGAATAGATCCGTTTTACTGGGCAATCGGCAGTTCGTGAATCTCGAAGAAGTTCTCCTTCTCGAGGTACAACAAGACCACATTCTTCTCCACTGTGGCGGTTGATACGGCTTCCAACCAGATTTCTTCCGCGTTTCCCCCGTCGTATTTCACGAACTCTTCTAGAAACGGCATCCATCTCGCCTTGATTGCGTCTGTTGCGTCCTTGAG